ATGAGATTGTTTAAACGACTCTCAATATCGTCTTTTGGGATTTTAGTGCATTGTGATACTCCAAGTTAGGGCATGCAACCTTAACAAGGGTTTATAATTTATATGAAAATTATGAAAACAGACTATTTCTAGTCAGGGCTAATAACTGGAGGTGCCCAAACGTCTCCAGCATTTTCGGATTTAAATCTATCAAATAATATATCGAAATGAGGTAACATAACACATAGTTCATGTTGTGGAACCTGAAATATTTCATGTATAATAGATATCCAACCAATTCGAACTTTTTCATATTCAGATTGATTATGACAATGAAAGAAATACTCCCAAAGTGTTGAAATAGAGATATCAATAATTTGTTTTTCCCTAGTTACACTTTTGGAGGGAATATAAAATATAGCTGATCTAACTATTGATTCCATGCTTAGTTTTCCTACTAACCGCTGCAATACAGGACTGTATTCAAAAGTTCGTTTTAGAAAGCTGCACGTTTCCGGTGTTAAATATTTCCTATCCTGAATTCCTTTATCAGTAGATGTAAATCCCATACCATAATGATCAAAACAGAATTTTCCATACCATATATTATTGAACCAAGTATGACTCGCAGACACAGAAGCTACAACATCGTCTCCATATGTAGTTGGAATCACATTATCAAAGAAATCTTCATCATTCTCTGTTATCCAAGCATAAACAAGGAGTAGCAATCCAACTAACGAATTAAATTCTGCTGTTCCGTAGGATCCAGAAGGTTGCATACTACTTATTCCTAGAATTTCCTCAAGCATGCTGATCGTAACAAACAAGTATTCGCTCAACACTCCTTTGGTTATCATTAATGCCTCCTCATTATACCCTAGATATTCTAAAATATCTAAAATAATAGTGACGGCAAGCAGTCGCATCTCATGTGGTTGATTTGTATCATAACCAGCATAATCACCTTCTAGAATATTTGGTGAAAAATCAAATAATCTTTTCATTACCCTTTCAGAGCCAGTGTGCATATCCACGCCAATAGACGTGCAGAATATTTCTGGAAACTCCATCATCAATGTAAAGAAAGGATATAAAACCATTCTAGCCAAAATCAACGCATCTAAAGGTGAAGCATAAAATACTCTAGTCTTACCATGAATATTTTTTGACGTTAATCGCGCTTCATCCTTAAGATGAGCTGTATAAATTGTACCAGCAGTCTCACCTTTCCTATAGCACTCTATCATATAGAGCAATCGCTGCTTAAGTTCGTCTACTGGTTCACGTACGATCTCATTACCTTCACTGGTGGTTACAGGAATCCACATCTTTTTCTTACCTGGAAAACCATAACCGGCAGAAGTTGAAGCGTTTATTCTTCGCGTGAGTGGATCACCGCAAACGCCGTTTATGGCCGTTTCCATAGTCAATGGTGAAATCTTTCTTCCTTTCAAAGCTTTCTTAAATCTCTTTAAAATAAC